CAATCACAGAACTTAATTGTGGATATCCTATTCCTGTTTTAATACGAGTAGTACATACACTACCGCTGCCGATGCCCACTTTAACAATATCAACCCCTGCAACTATTAATTCAGTTACCATATCAGCAGTTACAACATTTCCAGCAATAATGGTTGCATCAGGTAGGAGATTTTCTCTTAAATGTTTAATTGCATCTATGAAATTAATCGTATATCCATTTGCAACATCTAATCCCACAAATGCTACATCAGGAAAGGTGGTTACAACTCCCGATAATTCCAAGAGCTCATTATTCGATATACCAGACATTACACAGAGTTTATCTTTACGCTCTGCTTGTTTCCATTTTTTACCATCTTTATTATAATGTCTAGCAATACATGTTGTCATTCCATGTTTACTTAATTCATTATGCATTTCAAATGTACCAGTAGTGTCCATGTTACTTGCCATAACAGGAATACCTGTCCATTCTTTACGACTATGATAAAACGTATAAGTTCGTTCCATCTCAACATCAAATCGTGAAGTAAGTGTTGATCTTTTAGGACGAATTAATACATCTGAATAATCTAACTTGATATCGTCTTCAATTATCATCCGTTAGCTGGACCTGCTGCTTGGGGGTAAACATGATGATCATCTTCGATAACCATATATTCATCATTCCAATGAAATGCTTCCTTCACTACAGGAGCAGAAAGTCCCTTATATACTTGATGCAACTTCTTATCTTTTGCAGCAACAAGAACCGCTGCTTCACTTTCATGAAGGCCCTCTAACATCTGAACAAACATGGTTTCTCGTTTGTTTTGAGTGATCAGATTATCACCACCCTTAATGAAATGGTATAACTTACGAGATTCATAAGATAAAGAAGCATGTTCTGTTCCTTCTGGTGCTTCATTACGAGTATATGGAACATCGCCTTGGGGAAGGGACCATTCAATATTTGAATCAAAAGATGATTTGATTACCATTCTTAAAGATTGATGGTCATGTTCTCGTAGAATATTAACCTTTTCCTGTTTGGTCTTAACTTTTGAAACCTTTTCCAAGATTTCTGATATTAGTAAATTCATTTTAAAATTCTCCTATAGATTCAGTGAGATTTTTCAATCTCTTTTGTATAAAGTAATTTAGTAGTTTGCTACGATCACCAAAGGGAGCTTCATTATATGAATTAATTATTTCCTTAGTAAGTTCTTCTGGCGTATAAGTCAAATCAATTAACTTTCTATTTCTTTGGTAATTTCTTTTCACTTCATCATTGGGTGCAACATCATCAAAATCATGTTCCATCCATGAAGCAATTTTATTTTTGCCTAAGGGCTTTTGTCGCAATCCATCAGTAAAAGTATTATCAGGGGATAATACGTTTGGAACACCATCACCACTATCCCCCTTAAAAATATGTTCTTTAAGATATCCGCCAGGATTTTTACCATTTACATTTTTCTTTGTAATTGGACTATATTGTTTTACGTTAGGATATTTTTGAAGTTGAATGAAATCCTTATCACCAGAGATTATCATAATCTCCTCTGAAATGGTTGCACAAAGAGTTCCTATGATATCATCAGCCTCTGCACCATATACTTCTAAAAACTTATATGGTAAATTATCCTTCAGTTCATCTTTTATTTTATTAAGACAAAGAAAAATTGCATCCCAATCATGTGCAGATTTTTCTCTACTTTTACGTCTTGCAAATTTATATTCTGGAAAATAGTCACGCCTCCAATAATGTCTGGAGTCATAACACAAAATCAATTCGCCAAATTCAGAAGAAAAACGAGTGCGATACATACGAAGAGAATTGAGAATCATATGTCTTACCATCTTCTCATCAATCTCTTTAGACTTACTTATGTGCAAGTGCATCATCATACTTGCAAGAGAAATCTGATTCATATCAACTAATATCATTATTCAATTACCATATTAGCATTAAAACTCATACTTCTTCTTTCACCCTTACTTTTAAAAGGATATACAAAATGTCGTAGATATGAAGGAAACATTAACAACTTACCTACTTCCGGCTTAAATTTTAAATTATCATTTCTAAATGATTGATTCTCACCAAACATAAATTCTATCAATCCATTTGCTGGATAGTGATCCTCAGAATCTTCTTCTATTTCTTTGTGCATATTGGGTGGAAGTTTAAGATAGATAACTGCTGAGAAATCACCACTATGATGATGCCAAGGATTATATTCTCCAGCATATTGACTGACTACCCAACTATGAGTCAAATGTATATTATCCACTGTTGGAACTGAATCGCCAGCAAGTTTCTTCCATGTGTGATGATTACCTTGTTTTATAGATTCCTTTAGATAATCAACACATACACTCTTCATAGTAGTAAAAAGAAATTCCCTATGTTCTTTGTTTTTAACAGGGATTTGAACTTCTTTGTGTACTTTACCTACAAGTTTATGTGACCAATCCCATTCAACGCTTGCGGCTTCACTGCCTAGAACCTTGTCGGCAGTATCATTGACAATCTCTACGAATTTGTCTGGAACAGTGGATTCCATTATCGTTGGGGAAAAGGGTCTATGGAATTTCGGGGTCATCATAATTATCAACAAATAATTTAATATATTCTTTCAATAAATCTTGATTCACTTCAGTTGTTACCGAATTATCTGGATCAATTGTAATTTCTACAAGTTCTTCAAATAATTTTTGTGTGGGATGTTTAAGTCCCATACTTCTATATATACATCCTTTCGTGAACTCTATTAATAGTGCAATATCACGAATAAAAGTTTTCTCTGAAATATCAATTCCATTTTCGCCCATGCCATGCATCATTTGAACTATTAAAGTTTGAGTTAATTCTTCAGCAAAACCAAGTTTTTCCTGTAATTCAAGAGCAGTTTCGTCAGGAAGCTTTACTTTTCTTTTTGTCTTTGGCCACGGTCCTTGTACTACGTTTTCTGCTACGTTTCCGTTCTCCTGATCCGACATTAGAAATTCCTTCTTCTTCATCAAACATTTCTTGTGTATATACATAACCTAATAGTGGGTAATAAGTCCCAACATCAAATTTTGGTTCGCCCTTCTTTGGACCAAACCAATAATACGCTTGTGATATACAACGATAACCAATCTGATGTTGTTGATGTTCGCCGTAAAACATATCTACCCAATCTCCATCTCTTAGATATTTTTGAAGATTTCTTAAATATCCTTCATGGATACCTACTTGAGCTAGGGCACCTTTTACTTTTCGTCTTACATTAGATCGTGCAGAACTCGCAAGGTCTTTTTGTGACTTAATCCATAGTTTAATTTTTTTGGGATGTAATGGATGGCTATCAGGAAGATTTCTCAAAGACTCATGAATACCACTCATTCCATAATCAGGGTCTTTAGCTTTACGTTTTTCCCTCGCTTTTTCCAAACGTGCTGCAGCAGCAACACGCTGTTCCTCACTCATAGGTTTGCGTGGTTTACGCCTCTTCTTTGGTGCTTGCCAATCACTGTTATCAGTCTCAACGACTATTCTTTTTCGTTTGGGCATGCCCATCTTCCTCTAATTCACGTTTCATAGTTTCACGTTTTTGTCTACGAATTGCAGCAGCTTTTGATCGTCTGCGTTTCTCAGACCTTGACGTATAATATTCACGTTCTCTTAATTCGTTAAAAAGTCCGTCTTGTTGGAGTTTCTTTTTTAAAACCCGAATTGCTTGATCGACGTTGCCATTACGAACTTCGACTCTCATGATTTATCCTTCTTTATCGCAGCTTTATTAAAAGTAGCCAGAACTTCACTAATAGTTACAAGTTCCTTATCACCGTCCTTATCAGTTTTGGTAACAATAAAACCATCTTTCTCTAATTTATCAAACATATTACCTACAACGTCTTCAAAAATACTTTTAGATTTTAAATACGCTCCAAGATAATATGCTGATGCTATTGATCCAACAGCAATTATTGTATGTGTTAAAGTATCCATGATAATATTTATCTCTTTATTTCATCCTTTATATACTATACACGAAAAATAAGAGAATGTCAAGAACTTTTTTAGTATGGTAATATAAAGAAAAGTGTTGTTATAGACATACCTAAAAACATACCAAAAAGTACGCCACCTATCATATCACTATCAAACCAAGTTGGTTGATTTTTGAACCATACATCTGATGCTTTATGACCTGTTTCTGATGTCAGCCAGGTAAAATTAAAATTTTTCATTGTTATACCTTTGTTATTATTATATACTATAATACCACACTCCATAAGATTTGTCAAGACATTTATTTTGTGGTGGCTCGGTATACCCCATCCCAATCTTCGGGAAGTTCTTCTTTTTCTAGTTGATCTATACGTTTTTCCATCATAGCATAATATTTAGTTAACGCACCATCAAAACTATCTCGTAAGTCATTTATCCATCTTCTTGCAAGAGCCCAGTTCTGATCCTTATAGAAGATTAAAAACTTATTATGTTGTTGTCGTGGCATTTCGTAGTTCATAGTGTGTTCTAGTACATAGTGTGTTCCAAGTGAAGTGTATATTTTCACAGATTCAGTTTTACCTTTAACTGCAATTGTATCTAATTCAATTAAAACAAACTCATCATCCATTTCCTTAGCAGTTTCTTCTCCAAGAATTATTTTCATACCATACTCTTTACTTTGCCCTTCCAGACGAGCTGCAAGGTTTACTGCATCACCTAAACAACTATAATCAAATCTCTGGTCACTTCCCATATTACCCACAACTACTTCTCCTGTATTTAATCCAATTCCTACATTTATTGGAAGAGAACCTTCTTTTCCCAATTCAATATTTAAATCCTTCAGATGTGCTAACATTTCATGAGAGGATTTAATAGCCATCTGTCTTTGTTGTTCTACCTCAAGTGGAGCGTTCCAGAACGCCATAATGCAGTCGCCCATATACTTATCTATTGTGCCGCCGTTGGTCATAATAATATCTGTCATTGGTGTTAGAAATCTATTGATTAGTTTTGTTAATTCTTGTGGATCACTTTTGTATTGTTCACTGATAGGCGTGAACCCTCGTATATCACAGAACAACAATGTGAGCTCTCTGGTATCGCCACCAAGTTTTAACAGGCCTGGATTCTTCTGTAACTTCTTAACCATTGCTGGTGCAAGGTAATGTTCAAACTGTTTCTTGATTTCCATTCTCTTTTTATGTTCTTCCATAAATCTTAGGAAGGCCGCTATTGCCCAAGCAACAAATACCGTAAGTACAGGATAACTCCAATCTACCAGTAAGTCATGTTTAGTAAACAAATACGAACTACCATAGAACAATCCTACGATAGAAGCGGGCATCAGAGCTGCACCAAAGTACCAAGGCAACAATAATACGACAACCATTATGACCAATGCCAAGACAAATGATGCTCCTAGTTCTCCAACATTTGTCCAATATGGCCTTGTTATGTTTCTTCCCGTCATCATTGTTGCCAAAGATGCACCAATTAAATCATGTGAATGAATTACACCAACAGGAGTAGGTACAGGACTATCAAGTCCAGAAGCAGTCATTGATACTATCACGATTTTTCCAGTGAGGTCTGGAAGTTTTTCATGTAATGCGTAGGTAGGAGTTTTCCATTTAAAGTCTAACCATATATTACCATGTACATCTGTCTCAATCGTTTTGAATTTAGGTATGCGTACTTTCTCAACACCAGCAATTCCAGTTTTAATTTGGTAAGATATATCTTCTGCTGCCATTCTTAGAACTTCTAAACTTATAGAAGGATATAGCTCATCATTTACTGCAATTATTAATGGCATCCTTCGTACCACACCATCTTTTTCTGGTGCAATAACCATCATACCTACAGCATTTGCATTTTCAGCAAGTTCTGATATTGGACCTAGAGCGCCTGGATATTGATATACCCAACCCTTCCACGATTTGCCTACTGCTGAAACGCCTCTAACTACGGCAGTATTAACTTCATCGTTAGTAGGTATTTGTCCTATAATTGTTGGGGTACGTTTTAATGTTCTTGCGAGGACTGCATCTTTACCGAATCTATCTTCATCTGCAAATAGAATGGGAAGTACAACTAAACCAGCACCTTTTTGGTACAGTTTAATAATTTCAACTGACAGGGCATTTCGATCCCAAGGCCACTGTCCTTTTTTATTAAGAGTTTCATTATTAATTTCTACCGTAACTAAATTAGATAAACTCTCTTGTGTTTGATTTCTTTGATGTTGATCTAGTGCTTTCATTCGCACCATATCTAGGAACCACGGGTCTGTAAATCGTATTCCACATAATATTAAAATAATTGCTAAAGAAATAATCCACTTTTTCATTTAACCTGTCCACTTATTATTGTGTTCCTTGTGTAGTATTTATAGTGCAACCCAAAGCGTTGCTACAGGTGTTGTCTATATTATAATATTGAGCACTACTACCTTGCTGAATTAAATCAAAGTCAGTACTGTGACCATCTAGGTCAACTCTTGCTCCATGATTACCACTACCACGTTGAGTAATATTTACCTCATGGTCTGCATCCAATGTAACATCAAGATAGTGAGTTCCAGTATCTTCTTGTATAAAAGTTCCTTCATTACTATTTCCATTTACATCTAGAAACATTGTTTTCTGGCCATTGTCTTTTTGTGTAACGGTGAAATTATTACTACCACCATCTATATCTGCCTCAAAGAAGTGCTTTGATAATGTTCCACCGTCATATTGAGTAAGATTCATAACATTAGAATTTCCAACAACATCTATTACCATTTTATGCTCACCCTGATCATTTGCATGATCTCCTTGACTTATTGTTAAGTTTGTGTTGTTGCCATTTATAAACAATCCTATTCCATTCTCATCACTGCTACCAGTTGTCGTTACATTACCTTGTTTTATAGTTAATACAAGATTGTCTCCTGTTAAAGTAGCAGGGCCAGACCAATCTTTATCCACAATAAAATTATCCTCACCGTCTTGTTGTATGTTAATTGTTGGGTTGGCACCTGATTGTACTATACAAACATTACAACCATTTTCTATACTTGCATTTATTGCAGCAGTTCTTTTTGTAGTTTGTGCTGCTGTAATTGAAACAGCAATACCGTATGTACTTGCTAACATAGTACGCATAGCATTCATCCAGTTCTTATTGTTGTTAGTATAGTAACTACTATGTGAGTTGTAGTTTATATCTGTAATCACAACAACCTTACCTGTATATGCATTACTTAAATCACTACCATACCATACTGCACCTACAATATTACCATTACCATCTTTTGCGAACCATGTACCATTACCAATACCAGTTAATATACCAGCTAAACTAAATGTAACAGTACCACTAAAACCTGATAGCCATGACTCGTTTGAATTATGTTGAGTTATACTATTTGAAGAGTAACTACTAGAGTATGAGAGTGAACCACCGCCTACATCCTCAATGAAGTCCATTATATTTGTGTTTCTTGAAACACAACAGCCAGGATTTTCCATTTGTAAATATAGTGTGCCACCTCTTGCAAGTAATGCTTTGTAAGCAGTTTCTATCGCAGGCCCGCCTGAATAATCTTGGACAAGATGGTATGGCAGGTTGATCAAATCATATATTTGTTCATAAGAGGTAGTGTCAGATGGAAAGCTACTACCATTTGAACCAACTTGGACAGATGTTACAGTATGTCCAGCATCTTCTAATCTATTCTTCCATTTGAGGTGAGAGTTAGCGTAGCCCTGATGTATAATCAGGACATCTTCAGCATATGCAATAGTAGCAATACTACTGAATATTAATATCAATAGAAGAAGTATAACCCGCTTCATCTGTTCTTATCTCCGGCACTACGCTACCTTTTTGATCTATGTTAATTTTATGACCATCTATTCTATCTAAAGTAATGTCTATGATACTACTGTCATATTCTCTAATCAATTGAACTGTGTCACCTTCTATAAGAGTTATGACTAGAGTGTCTGGATTATACCCAGCAACTCGACCATCTGTATTAGATATTGTTCTTGATAATATTCTACTTGGTCTTTTGTATTTTTTGTTTAACTCCGTTAGTACATTTAACAGCAAACTAACATCCAGAGGATTAATATCTAAACTAGTAAACCCACCCTCTTCTTCTTGACCTTCACATTCTTCCTCTAAACAGTTTTTGTCAATCTCCTTCTCTTCATCTAAGAAATTTGCTAGATTCTTTTTCTTTTTTTCTTCAACAGCGGCAGCTGCCAAATCTACCTTCTCTTTAGGTGGTTTAATGATTAACATATTATTAATTTGATTTTCAGTCAGGTCAAGTATTTTAGGTGGTGAGGGATTGCCCTCTCTTGATCTAACTGACGTTGCCTGGAACGCTCGAGTTAATATCACCTGACCTATATCAGACTCTACTGATATCTCTCCTACAGTCCCATCAACATTAGGTAACAATATAATAAGTGATTGGCCAATCTCATCCACAGTCATACTAAATGCAGTACCACGAACACCTATTCTAGCTGTCGGTGTTCTTATGTCTACATTCTGTTTGTTTAGTTTTGCTATATTACCACTGGCATACCTAACTGTACCAGCAGCTACCTTTAATACTAACTTAGAACCTTCAGCATTATTAGGATCGTATACAAAATCATCTATGATAAGAGAACTTTGTGAGCTCACTGCCACATTGGTATCATCTATAAATGTGATACCAAGTTCTCCCTTCCCAGTTCTGACATTATCCATAAACATAATGTCAGAATCTAGGTTAAGATCAGACTCTGCTCCTTCTCTTTCGACAGATGTAACACCTTCTTGTAGTACTACATTACCAATTGTTGCAGCATATGATAACTGAGGTAATAGTATTACTAACAAGATTGCAATTGGTATCCATCTCAAATAATTAGGATTCTTCATTATTACTAAAAACTGAATCTAGTTCGCCATCACGATA